CGGCCTCGCGATTGCGGAAAAATTCCCCGATCAGCAACAGGCAAGCCCATCGGATATCGTCGGGCACATCATCCAGAATCACATCGCCGTTGGAGTCGGTGAAAATCTCATCAGCGCCGTCAAGGTAGGTCAGCACCGCAGCGGACGCGGCCTTGATCGCCAGCTCGATATGCTCATCGTCCATATCGTGGACAGCCCGAATGTGATCCTTGGCCTGGTCGAGGGTGACAAGGTTATTGCTCATCGTCTTTCTTCACCGAGGCCGTCTTGTCGATTCCGTCCCGGCCATCCTTGCCGTCCCGGCCCTTCTTGACGCTCAGACGCCAGTCTTTCGTCTTGCCCGGTACGCCCTCGGGATTGTCTGTCTGCGAGATCCACAGGCAGCCGCCATAGGTTGTGGCATCGCCCCGGCTGTAATCCTTGTCCGTGCTGAACACGCCCTGATCAATCACCGCCGGGATGGTGACCTTGTGTTCCTTGACACGCTCACCTTTGACCAGCCGGAATGTGACCGTGCGTTCACCGTCATACTCGAACTCAAGGTCATCGAAGCCCATGCCGTCCTGCCCGTCTTTTGGCTTGGGCATGTTCATGATGGCGCGTTCGAGCTTCTCGTTTGCCAGCCGCTCGAAGTCCAGCGCCCATCTGGCCAGCGCCGTGTCGAGCATTGGCTTTACGTCGTCAATGGTGACGCTCTTCCCGTCTGCTCCGTCCTTTCCATCAGCACCGTCCTTGCCGTCTTCCGGCTTGGGCATGGCTTCCAGATATTCCCGAACCTGTTCCTGCACTGCCTCCATGTCCACCGATTCCCCGTCCTGCCCTTTCTCGGGCGGCGGCATGGCTTCGAGAAAATCCTGCACCTGTTTGTGGACGGCTTCCATGTCCACGGAATCGCCAGCGGGGCCGGGGTCGCCTTTTTCTCCGGTCGGCCCTTTTTCTGGAGCCTTGAACTCGTCTAGCCTGCCCTGCATTCGGGCCAGCTCCTTGTCGATGTACCCCTTGATGGTGGGGGTTACACCACGAATGATGGCCTCAAGTTCTGATGTCTTCATGGGCTGATTCCGGCATTGATGTGTTTTTCAAAAGACGCTCTTGCGCTCGCTTCAATGTCTTCGATTTCGTCTTCATCGGCACCAAGAGGATTCTCCCTGTCCCTCGCGTCCAGCGCCGATAGAGAGAAGTTCTGCTGCTGTAGATAGGGGGTTTGCCCACCAACCACAGGCGGCAAGTTCATCCGCTTGCGCCCCTCATTCGGGGACATGATACCCGCGCCAACCCCTTCCTTCATCGTGTCAACCAGCGTCCCCTGGTCCATGCGGATCAGGTCGTCAAGATCAAGTTCGACGCCTGTGCCAGACCCTTCGAGTCCGATTCCTTCATCCATGGACGCCTCGAACTCTTCAATTAGAATCTGGAGGCAGTCGGCATAGTAGATTTGATTCTGTTCGTTGACCTTCTGCGAAGCTGGTAGCTGTTCAATACCAATCTTCCACGGCGGTACGTGGAACGTGCTGGCAATGATCTTGGAGTTCCACTGCATTTGTTCGATCAACTGAGAGTCAACCGAGGTCATTCTCAGCGGTTGGAACTTCATCCCATCGGACAGGATGGCGATCTTGCCCTTGTTCTCCGAGCCTTGATGGCCCGCTTCCCATTTTTCCTTTAGCTTGTCGGCCTTGTCCTGCGGCAGTGAGCCGGGCACCATGATGATGCCGCCGGGGTTCGAGTCCTGTTCGAAGAACTTGTTGGAGTTCTTCATCATCTCCAGACCGCCATGAGCGGCAAGGCCAGCGGCGAACAGCGGGGAAACGCCCATCAGCGGGTGAAAGATGCAGTTGATGCGGTCGTGGATGATCTCCGATGCCGGAACCGTCCGCTCCTCGTCCGGCAGGTTGTTCAGTTTGTCGCCTGACAGCTTGTAGAACACGGAGCCATCGGGCGCAACCAGGGTCTGCACACGTTGCGGGCTCAGGATGTAGAGCGCTCGAACAACGCCCCGATTGTCGCGTTCCTTGAGCGCGTAGGTATTGCCCGCAATCAGCTTCGAGGTAATCCAGCATTCCTTGAACTGAATGTGATTCTGGTAGCGGTTGGGCCTTCTGAGCAGTGCGGAATGGGCAGAATTGTTGACCTCGGTCCAGATGCCGTCATTATCCAGACGTACCAGCTTCGGGCGCATCTTGCCGACGTCATTCGCAATCAGCGTGATGCACGCATAGACGGCATGATGAGCCAGAGCGGTTTCCTTGGTCCACTCCTTGTTCCGCTGCCATGCGCCCGAGAAAGGCTCACGGATGAGCGGCCACCATGTGCTACCGCCAGATGATGGCGTAGAGGAAAACAGGGACCACGTCCGCTTCAGCCAGCTCATCAATCAGCCTTCATGTCGCGAGTGTTGTAGCCTCGGGCCTCTTCCAGTTCAGCCTTCAGACTGGCGACACCGTACCGCCGATCACGTTCAATGCCGTGCTCGGCAAGCTGTTCTATCAGCGCATCCTTCTCGTCCTTCTCAGGCTCTTTCGCCTTCGGCGCTTGCGGCTTTGCGCCGGTCACGATTTCGCCCTTGCCCAACTTGGCCAGAATCTCGGCATGTTTGGCGGGGATGCGGCGTTCCTGTTTCGTTCGGTAATCGTAGAATCTCATCTTCGCTTCTCCGAAAAGTGAGGGCGGGGAGACCCCGCCCTACAGTGTTGTGACTATCGAGGATCAGCCGGACTCGGCATCGCCCCAATTGACGCCGGACAGAACCTGCACAGCCGAATCGCGACGACGCATCCAGTTGATGATCCGCTCAGCACGGAAAGCAACCGAGTTCGTCTGCCAGAGGCTGACCAACTGCGCTGCGGTCGGAGTGTCACTGTCATGGCCCGGATCATCGTCCATCTGCAACGATGCCTGGTCGGTCATGTCCACGCGGAACCCGCCTTCGTCTCCGAGGTAGATATCGGAGGCGTTGACCAGGACCACGAAGTGGCCATTGGAATCCGAAGGCACATGCTCGGACGCCACCACCGGCAGGCCCCAAAGGACGCCGCCATCCATGTTCACATCGGGGAATACCCGATTTCCGAGTGCGTTGTGCATCAGGCTCAGGCTCAGTGCCGTGGTGTTCGACATGATCCAGACACCATTGCTCGGAGCGTTGTTCGCTGCGATGAACCCGGCGAACATGGCCTTGATGTCATCACGCACATCATCCTCACCATTGCCGCTTGAAGGCGTTGGCGTGATGCCGTTGGTGATTGATGCCGGAGAGACACCGCTAACAGCGGCCTTCCCAGGATTGATGAAGTCAGCATCGAGGCAGCATCGAGTCGATGGCGAATCGCTGCAACCAACTGATCACGAATCAGCGCATCGGCTGAAGGTGAAGAGTTTCGCAACAGTTCATCGGTCACCACAGCGATGTTGGCTACCTTCAACGGCTCAAGGGTCTTGCGTTCGAAATCGAACTTGGTCAGACCCTTGGCCTTGGCTTCGCCGGTCCAGTACCCTTCGCCGCCGTCAGTCTGCCCGATCAGCGGAACGCGGAACGGAACAGTGCGGAGGTTCGGGATTCGACCGATGATCGTCTGCGGACGCAGGAACTCAACGAAGTCGGCAAACAGAGAGGTCTCTTCGCCAACCAGCGCACCTGCCCACGAATCGCTGTCCGTGGTGCCCGCCTCGACAGCGGCCTTCAGAACACCGACAACGCGGCGATCCGTGCGGCTGTCATTCTTGGCCATGCGAAGCGCCTTGTCTTCGTTGCCCTTCGACAGGCCGACGAACTTGGCGAACTGTGCCAGTGCGAGGCCGTCCTTCAGCAACGGCGGCTTGGCGGTTGCACGAACCATCGGATCACGCGAACTCTGGCCGGGTGCCTTGGGGGCATCACCAACAGGCTCGGCTTTCTCCTGGTTCAGCTTGTCGAGCGACTTCAGCCGCTTGAGATGCTTGTCGATGGACTCGACTTCGGCTTCCAGGTTGTCGTATTCCTCGGTCAGTTCCGCGTCCAGGGTCTCCCCTTTCTCTGCGGACTTTTCCATGATTTCCGACATCCGGGCAGCCTTTTCCTTGCGGGCCTCTTCGAAGCCCTGGATCTGCTCTTGAATGTTCATAGTCTTTCCTTTGAGTTGGATTCCCGTAACGCCGGGCTTTGATTTGGACCCTTCGGGCTTTTTGCCTAACGCGGCTCGCACCTCGGAGTCGATAGATTTGATGGCCTGGATTGATGCGTCGGAGTTGGCCGGGATGGTAACGGCGGACAACTCCAGCCACTTCCAGGCCATGAAGTGAATTCCATTACTGCCTTCCATGAAGGCGTGCTCAATGGGCCGGAAGCCGATGGAAAGACCCCGGACAAGCCCTAGTTTCATGCTCTGCCACGCTTCGTCCAGCCGATCCTTCAGGGTGCCGGGTTCCTCTGACTTGACCAGATTGCCTTTGACTGTGATCTCGTCTTTCGAGACCTTGGCCTCGGTGATGTGGCCGATGGGCTGATGCGCGTTATGCTGCCAAAGGAACGGGATAGGCAGGTCGAACTCGGCGCCTTCCGGCTCCACGATGTCTCCGTAGCTGTCAACCGTGGGAGTTGTGGCGATACCCTCGAACTCTCGACTGTCTTCGTCGAAGGATTTGATCTGGAGTACGCTATATGCTCGTTTCATAAGTCACCATAAAAAAGCCCGCTCAGTGGCGGGCAGGTTTGGAATCTTGGTCTGGATCACATCCAGGCTATGTCGTATTCGGGTTCCTGCTCTTCAGGCTCTGCTATCAGGCCGAAGCACATGAGCAGTGTCACGATGTCATCAATCTTGTCTGCGCTTTTGCGCTTGTCTGGTTTCATGCAGAGATTCACGTCCTTGAACGGCACCAGGTTCG